ATCTCATGCCGAAGGATGGGGTACTAGAGCAAGTGGGAGTGGCTCACATGCTGAAGGGCAAGGAACAAAAGCAAGTAGTAATTATCAACATGTATCTGGAAAATATAATATTGAAGATAGCAACAATACCTACGCAGAAATAATAGGTAATGGTTCTTATGACAATCCTTCCAATGCTCGTACATTAGATTGGAATGGAAACGAAGTGTTATCTGGTTCATTAACAATAAATGGAAACCAGCCTGTAACTACTACGAGCAGTTTCAAAACAATAAATAATCAATCAATAGTAGGAAGTGGAAATATAGATGTATCAGGTGGAGGTTCAACACCTACCGATGTAAGAATTAATGGTACGTCAATAACTTCAAATGATGTAGCTGATATTCAAACTGAAGGAACATACAATGCTACTACTAACAAAATAGCAACAATGAGTGATTTGCCATCTGTACCAACAAAAACATCAGATTTAACTAATGACTCAGGTTATATTACTTCAAGTGCGTTGCCAACTAAAGTGTCAGACCTTACAAATGATACAGGATTCATCACAAACACAACGAACAATTTAACTAACTATTACACAAAGACAAATACATATACAAAAACTGAAGTAGACCAATTAATAGGTGCAATAAGTACATTAGATATACAAATAGTTCAAACACTACCAGCAACTGGTTCAACTTCTACTATTTATTTAGTATCAAAAACAGCATCTACTAATGACAATTATGATGAATATATTTATGTAAGTAATAATTGGGAACATATAGGTTCAACTGAAGTTGATTTAAGTAATTATTATACAAAGACACAAGTAGATAACTTATTAGATGACAAAGCAGATGCAACTGATATTCCTACAAAAGTTAGTGATTTAAACAATGACACAGGATTTATCACATCAAGTTCACTTCCTACAAAAGTATCTGATTTACAAAATGATGCAGGTTATATAACTGGATACACAGAAACTGACCCAACAGTACCATCATACGTTAAATCAATTACACAATCTAATATCACTTCATGGAACAATAAGAGCGACTTTAGTGGTTCATACACAGATTTAACTAATAAACCTAGCATACCTGATAGTACATCAGATTTAACTAACGACTCTGGTTTTATAACATCTACTGAAGCAGGAAATACTTATGCTTTAAAATCACTTTATGGAGACACAACAATAAACGTAGGTAGAAAGGCAAACACTACAGTAGGAGCATATTCAACAGCAGAAGGGTATAACACAACATCAAGTGGAAAATGGTCTCACGCAGAAGGTGTTTCAACAACAGCAAGTAGTTATGATTCTCATGCAGAAGGTGGTTCAACAACAGCAAGTGGTGATGATTCTCACGCAGAAGGTTTAGGTACATACGCTGTTGGTGCTTGTTCTCACGCAGAGGGGAACAATACACACGCAAACGGTAATGATTCTCACGCAGAAGGATATTATACAAAATCAAGTGGAAAGTATTCACACGCTGAAGGGAACAATACAGAAGCAAAAGGTGAATCACAGCATGTTTCTGGCAAATATAATATTGTGGATAATAACAATACCTATGCTGAAATAATAGGTAATGGTTCTTATGGTAATCCTTCAAATGCAAGAACACTTGATTGGAGTGGGAACGAAGTTTTAGCAGGTAAATTGACTGTAGGAACAGGACCAACAGCAAATATGGATGTAGCTACAAAACAATATGTAGATACACAAACAAGTTCAATAGTAGTTCCTACAAAAACATCAGATTTAACTAATGATAGTGGGTTTATAGATAACACATACCACGACAGTACAAAACAAAATACATTAGTTAGTGGAACTAACATAAAAACAATAAATAATCAAACATTGTTAGGTTCAGGAAACATTACAATTGAAGGCACAATAAAGGAATTAACTTCCCCAGTAATCTTAAACCAATTATCTGATGGATATTATAGACTTCCAAGTGGTTGTGTTGTTTATTCAATGACTGGTGAATCGTTATATACAATAGAAAAAAGTGCATTATTATCTATAACAAACAATGTGGTGAGTGGTAACGATATAACTACATACTGGATAATTGAAGATGATACAAGTTTCGAAGTTAATAGCGATGAAACTATTATAGATATTACAAGTAACCCAAATGTCAATATTAAATATGGATTAATATGTGAAGATACAGGGGATGTAGTGCATTATGACAAAAGTTTAAGTGATTTTATAACTTCAGAAACAGACCCAGTATTTAGTGCAAGTGCAGCTCACGGTATTACATCAACAGATATAACAAATTGGAATAGTAAACAACCAGCTTTAGTAAGTGGAACAAATATAAAAACAATAAATAGTTCATCAATTCTTGGGAGTGGAAATTTAGCATTAAGTACAGCTACTAATTTAGAAAATGGTACTGGAACAGGAAGTTTAAAACAAGATGATTGTACATCAGCTGGGAATCATAGTTTTGCAGAAGGAACAAGCACATACGCAGGTGGTGATTATTCACACGCTGAGGGATGCAATACAGAAGCAACAGGTGCCTATGGTGCACATGCAGAAGGATATTATTCTATAGCAAGTGGAAAGGCAGCACATGCAGAAGGAAAGGATACAAGAGCATCATCAGATTATCAACATGCTGAAGGAAAATACAATATTGCAGATGCAAATGATACTTATGCACATATTGTAGGTAACGGAACATCAGACAATGCTCGTTCTAATGCTTACACATTAGACTGGAATGGAAATGGTGTATATGCAGGAAATTTAACTATCAACGGTAGCGAACCAGTAGCTACAACATCAATAACAGGTGATTTAGCATATTTAGAAACAACAGATGTAACCAATTTAGTTGCTGCTATAAACGAAGTAAATAGAAAAGACATAATAACTGTCTATGTAACTTCAAATCATACTGCAAGTTCTGCGACTGATTATATTCCAAATTCTTTAACAATAAACTCACAATTAGGTAATAAATTAAGCGTAAGTGGTGGAAATGTTGTAATAGGAAGTGGTGTATCAAAAATCCTAGTAAGTGGAACAGCAGCATATTCATTAACAGGAAGTGGTGCAAAAATTAGAAACTTTTCAATTAGAAAAAATGACACCAATCAGAAAACAGTAAGTGAAAACTTTAATCATACAGGTTGGGCTAATATATCAATATCAAGAGTACTAATTGACGTAGAAGAAGGAGATACAATAAAAATACAATCTTATATGCAAAATGGAGATATATTATATGGTGGTCAAGCATATACATACATAACATTAGAAGTAGTCGAATATAATTAAAAGGAGGTTGAATATGGAATTAGCAGTAGCAGTAGTAAGTGGATTATGTGTAGCAGTGCCTAGTGTAATTGCAACTATAACAGCAAATAAAAAATCAAGTGCAATAACTGACTTTAAAATTGAAGAACTAACAAAAAAAGTAAACTTACATAACAACTTAATAGATAGAATGTATCACGTGGAAACTCGTGTAGCAGTAATCGAAGATGAATTAAAAGATAGGAAGTGATTATGTGAAAAAGTTTAAAAAAATAGCTAAATATGGAGTTAATATCCTAGCTATAATAAATGCTTTATTAATAGGTATTCTACCAATATGGAATATCAATGGAGATAAGGTAACAGATACTATTAATGTAATAATAGCAGTATTAGGTACATACCTATTAGGAGATAAAGCATATACGAATAAAATGACAACAAAAAAGGATGTATTATACACTAAAGTAATAAAATAGAAAGAGAGGTGATGCTTTGTGACTTATAAAGAATTCGTCAAAAGGTATAATGGAAAATATACTGATTGGGATGGATATTATGGGGCACAATGCTGGGATTTAGCTCAAAGATACTTTACTGAGGTATTAGGAATCCCAAGTAGTGTATTATCAGGTTCAGGATTAGTAAGTAATATGTTAAAAGGAGAAAAGTACAAATTGATGTTAAAATACTTCGATGTAGTAACTACTCCAAAGCAAGGAGATGTAGCAATATGGGAATACGGACATATTGCTATTTTTGACCATGCAAAGAATTATTACTTCAGTCAAAATCCTAATCCATGTAAGATAATGAAGATAACAAGAGGTGGAGTACATTATTTCAGAAGAAAGGGTACTGTTAAAAAAGAAAAAGTAGACCAAATATTACATGTAGGAAGTAAAGTAAGATTTAGTGGAGTATTCAAAGTTGATATATTAAAGACACCTTTAGGAACTAACTTATTCGGATGCACAGCTCTAACAGGATGCTCAGTTAAGAATTACAAGAATGGTAAATGTAAATCTTATGACTGGATTAAAGCAAATGACTTCGTAGAATGTGATAAAAAAGGTAATGCAACAAAAGACCAAATATTAACTGGTGGTAAAAGTTATGTTAAAAACTCACACACATACACAGTTAAATCTATAAGTGGAGATAGTGCTATGATACACGTATCAGGGTATGATAGTTTAATAAAAGCAAAATATTTAAAAGAAGTATAGGAGGTAGAAAATGAAAGAAGTAAAAGTAAAAAAGATTGAAAAAGAAGAACCAATTATTGAGGAAGCAAAAGAACCTAAAGTAAAGAAAGAAACAAAGAGAGAAGCTATATTCTATATAGTAAGACAAGGTGAAACTTTAGAAGATATTGCTAATAAATTTAACACAAATGTAGAGACATTAAGAAAAATAAATGGTAATATAAATCCAGTAGGTGGAAACCAAATAGTTGTAATGTAGGGAGTGATAATATGAAAGATAACGGTCTAGCATTAGAATTGTTATCAGATTATAAGAAAGCAAATAAAAGACAATTTGTTATTATTATAGTAATTCTAGTAATGTGGTTTTTGACAATAGGATATTTAGTTTATGTCCTTAACGATATAGGAACAATAGAAACAACAACTCAAGAAGTAACACAAGAAGCTGATGACGGAAGTAATAATTTTATAGGAAATAATGGAGAAATAAATGGCAAAGCAAACGATAAGACAAACTAGAACTAAAACTACCTATAGAAAATCGCAAGTTAAACCTAAACATTGTCCGACTTGTGGGGCGTTCATAGCAGGTAGAGGTAATAGAAGTGCTAAAACTAGAGTTCACAAACGATGAACTAGACTATATAAAGTCAAAGATACACTTTACTGAATTGCAAAAGAGAATCATGGATTATAGAATGGATGAATACTCAATAACAAAGATGTCTATGCTAGAGAATTGTAGTGAGAGTACAATCAGTAGAGAGATAAAGAAAATCAAAAAGAAGATTATGAAGATAATATGACAAAAAGCAGGTAATTCCTGCTTCTTTTTTTGTGCAATAATTTAAGCAGAAAGGAGGAATACACCTAGATAATTGTTTAAAACGCAGTCTATAGGTAATAAGTATTTCTCTTTTCATATTTTAGGAGGGAATTATATGTTTGGTAATTATAATCCACAAATGAATATAGAAAGAATTGATAAGCAAATATCAGATTTAGAAAGAATAAAGAGCCAGTTGCAACAACCAACTCCAACAAACTTAACGCAAAACTTTCAAATATCGCCATCAAGAGAATTTATGAGATATGCAAACTCTATAGATGAAGTCCAAAAAGAAATAGTTTACGGAACAACTCCATTCTTCAGTAAGGATATGTCTGTTTTATGGGTCAAAAGCACCCCAAATACGATTAAAACATACGAGTTAAAGGAAATTATCAACAAAGACGAAAAAGACGTAAAAATAGAGTTTTTGATGGCAAAAATAGCCGAATTAGAGAAAGGGATGAATGAAAATGCAAAATCAAATAATGACGATGTTGATGAACCAGTTGAAAGCAAGGAATCCTCAGATGCTTCAAATGGTAGAAAAAGCAAGAGCAAATCAAAGTAATCCAATTGATTTATTTAAACAAATTACAAACAAGAGAAGTCCTGAACAAATGGATGCGTTTTATAAACAGGTGGAACAAATGGGATTTTCTCCAGATATAATAAACAAATTCAAAAATTAGGTATCAACATTATGTTTGATATAGATTAGAAGAAAGGAGGAAAATGATGAACGGAAGTAGTGGTATACAACCAACTGTTGAATTAGCAACTACTAATGGAGCATATCCATATCCAGTTATGTTTGGAAATAACGGTGGATTTGGTAATGGTTTCGGAGGAGAAGGAGCATTATGGTTAATTGTTTTATTGGCACTTATCTGGGGTGGAAACGGAAACAACGGATTTGGTGGATTTGGAAACAATTTCGATGATGGATACGCTTGGTTAAGTAATGGTCAAAAAGAAATAATGAGCAATACTAACAACGGATTCGATACATTACATCTATCAAATCAACTTGAAGGAAATAGAGATGCTATCAATAATCTATCAACACAAATCTGTAACGGATTTAATGGAGTGGAAATCTCAGCAGCTAATAGACAAATGGCTAATATGCAACAAGCATTTGATTTAAGTAGACAATTCGCTGATTGTTGCTGTGAAAATAGATTAGGTATTGCTAATCTAGGAGCAGATATTGCTCGTGAAGCATGTGCTACAAGAACTAGCGACACTCAAAATACACAAACATTACTTACTGCAATAACTGGTGGAATTCAATCTATAAAAGACCAATTATGTCAAGATAAGATTGACGAGAAGAATGACGAAATTTCACAATTACGCCAAGAAATCTTATATGCCAGAGGTCAAGCTAGTCAGATAGCCCAAACACAAGCAATTACATCAAATATTTACAACGAGTTAAAAAATTGCCCAGTCGGCACAGTCCCAGTATTTGGAAATCAACCTATCTTTACTTGCTCAAACAATTTAGGAAATGGTTGTGGATGCACAGGTACAAGTCAATTTATTTAATAGCATAGAGTAGAATACTACTAACTCGATTACGAGAACTTGCTAACTAGAACAGGCAAGTCCTGTTCTTTTTAATAGAAAGGAGAGATATAATGATACAAAGTACACAAGAATTGCCTTTAATATTGCCAACAAATACAAGTGATATAACTTTTTTAAACGATGAAATAAGAACTAGAAGTGCAACATGTAGTGGATGGTTAAATCATACCGAAGGAACTAGCCAATATACAATTTTAGGTAGTGGTAATTGTAACTGCCCTAATGTTTATAAAATAACATTTAACGCAAATGTTACAGGAGCTACTGCAGGTTCAATAGAAATTGGATTGAAAGAAAATGGAACACCAGTAGTCGGAGCAAGTGTTAATGAGGTTGTTACTCCTGACGAATATCAAAATGTTTCATTTACTAAAGTTATAAGGTTATGTCCTAGAGAAAATGTCACTCTAACAATAGGTTCAATAGCTGCTGTTAGTGGAGTAGTAGATACACCAATCGAAACAGTACCACCAACAATAAAGAATGCTAATTTAATTATAGAAAAAGTAAGATTTTAATGAATAATACGATAAATAATTTATCCTTAGTGTTGCAAATGCTAAGTTTAGAAATATTGTTTAGAGATTACAACAATAGTGATTTAATGCAAGAATTACAAACACAGGATGAAAAATATTTAAAAAAAATAATATCTCAAAATGAAGAGATATTGGAACTTCTAAAAGAAAGGAGTGAGTCCATTGGAAGAAAAAATACTAGAAAAGACAAGTGAATATATAGAGAAAGCTGCTGAAGACTTTAATAATGTAGACATTGATTATTTGTTCAAAGTGGTGGATATTCACAAAGATATAAAGGAGGTAGAATGTATGAATAATTATGGTAGATATGGAAACTATGGAGAATACGGCGATTATGGTCGTAGGGGAGTAGATGCTCGTTATCGTGGTGAAAGTTATATGGAAGGTATGAATGGAAGTTATAGAGCTTATGAAGAATCTCGTAACGAATATAATAATGGTAATTATAGAGCAAAAGAAGACGGATTAAAAGAACTTGAATATATGTTACACTCATTAGTAAAGTTCGCTAAAACCATAAAAGAAGAAGCAACTTCACCAGAAGAGCAAGAAATTGTAAGAAAACATTTTATGAAAATCAGTGAAATGTAATGTATAGATTTTATAATGCTAATTCATTAGGGAAGTTTGTTAATGATTGTACCGTACGAGCAATTTCAACTGCAGAGAATAAAACGTGGGATGAAACATATAATGAACTAAGTGATTTAGCCCAAAGTAAAGGAACGATGATGGATGATAGTTACTTCATAAAATGGTTACTTGATACAAGGTATAGAAGAATACCAATGTTATCAAAAACAGTTGGAGAAGTATCTGGGCAATATCCTGATAAAATCCTATTAATCACAATGGATGGACATATTACATGTTCTAAATATGGTATAGTCTATGATAGTTTTGACTGCAGAGATAGAATAGTAGAAGATGCGTGGATAGTAAATTAAAAGAGGTTTAATACCTCTTTTTGTATATAAGTGAATCCTTATCCCAGTTAGGATATATGCTTTTTAAATATCTTTCTATTTTTTCTTTAATATGTTCTTTTAATTCTTTAGATTTACCATTATCGTAATTATGGTGACAATCAAGACATAGTGTTACTATATTTTCTTCTATACCTAGACCTCCATGTGCTCTTGAAATATAATGAGCATTAGGCATAGCATAAGGACTACCACAATTAATACAATGGTGATGGTCTCGTTCCCATACTTTTTCTTTTACTGACATTGGAATATCAGTAGCTTTACTTCTTTTAGATTTCATTATCTATCTCCTTTAAATATATTTTTATTGATTTATAAAGCAAAATAGAGTAGAATACTGCCTCACAAAAGGAGGTGGAGAGAGAAGCGATGCGAATTACATATCAAAAGAGGGATGGATGCGTAATGGAAAGATTTAGAAGTACAATACCACCCTACAAGATAGGCGATTCTACATCTATGGGATGGAAAGTACTAAACATTGAATATGAATACAATGGAAACTATTATTCAGAATATGATTACAACAAATTAATACAAAAAGCAAAAGAAACATCCATTAAAAGAAAACACCTTAGAGAGAAAATAGTAAAAGAATTAAAAACCTTATTATATTATTTTATAGTGATAATAATATATAACCTTATTAAAATATTAATATAAGGATATATACACCTTATTTATATATTAGTAAGGATACAAAAACATACGTGCATTAGCTTCTTGAAATTGATTAAAACCGTTGATATTAAATGGTTTAAAAAAGTATAAAAAAATGTTGACAAATTAAAAACACAATAGTAAAATGTTAATTGTAAGGGTAACAATCAACCGTTACTATTGTGTCTTAAGAAGTTAACATAATATCAACTTCAAGAAGTTCTAACGACCTAAGACACACAAGTCTTGGGTTTTTTTTGTTACCGGAAAGGAGAGTATATGAAGAAACCAAAATATCCAGAATTACGTATAGAAATGTTAAGACATGGAGATACGCAAACAACACTAGCTAAATTAATAAACATAACTGTTACTTCAATAAGCAGAAGACTATCTGGTGACATTGATTGGAAAATCAGTGAGATAGAAAAGATATGTAAATATTACGGCAAAAGCTATGATGAATTATTTAAAAGAAATGATTAGTTTGCCAATTAAATTATATCACAATGGAGGTATTTATGGAAGATAAGCCAAACTATTATGCAGTTATTCCTGCCAGTGTAAGATATGACAATGATTTAAGAGCAAACGAGAAATTATTATATGGAGAAATAACTGCACTATCTAGTAAAAATGGAGTATGTACAGCATCAAACAATTATTTTGCTAAATTGTATGAAGTCAAACCAAATGCGATAAGTAAATGGATAAAAGATTTAAAAGATAAAGGATATATAAATGTTAAATATCAGAAAAAAGGCAAAGAAATTGAAGCACGAATTATAGAGATAGAGGGTATTCACAAATGTGACTACCTATTCACAAAAGAAGGAGGGGGGTATTCACAAAAAGGTGAAGAGAATAATACAAGTAATAATATTACAAGTAAGAAAGAAATATATAAAGAAAGAAATGAAAGTTTTAAAAAGCCAACCTTAGAAGAAGTGAATGAATATTGTAAAGAACGAAACAACGGAATAGATGCTGAATACTTTATAGATTTTTATGAAAGTAAAAACTGGATGATAGGCAAAAGTAAAATGAAAGACTGGAAAGCATGTGTAAGAACATGGGAGAAGAATCGTAAAAAAGATAATAAAGAAGAAATACTTCCTGAATGGTTTAACAAAGATTTAAACAAAAAAGAAGAGAAGAAGGAGGACAATTTAACAGATGAGCAAAAAGATAGGATTAAACGAATTCTTGCAAATAGTAGAAAATAAAGAACCATTTGTTGTTAATTATGGAAAAGCTAGAACGAGTGATGAGTTTATTAAAGATTATCCAGTATGGGATGAAAAACTTAATGCTTATAGAGATGCTACAGGATATTGGGATATGGAAGTATTACTGGAAATAGCTAAAGGCGATATTCCTGAATATTCAATTGAGTTGATAGCAAATGAATAAAGATAGTGAAGTAGTAACAAAAAAATATAAAGACAATAGAAAAATACTAACTTACTTAGATGAAGTTGATTTTTCTAAAAAAGAAAAAGCATTAAGAAAATACATGATGGGAGCATATAAGTATTGGATTTTCGATGCAGTACCAAAGCTACAAAGAACAAACAAGATAGATGGGAAGTATGAATTAACTCTACCAGTAACTGAGTTGTTTGAAAAGGTATATGGGAAAGTTAAGGTTCTATTCTCAGTAAAAAATGATGCAGTGCTATTAGAAAATATCGAACCAAGTGAAATGCTATTAACAATGCACAAAAAAGAACTTCCTACATGTTATGGAGTACCTTATAGGGATGAGAGAGATAAATTCAAAATAAATTTATTAAGGAGTGATAGAGAGTGAATAAAGAGGAATTGGAAAAGGAACTAGAATACATAAAAAGTGTAATTAAAGAAATGCAGCCAAACGATGGAGACAAATCATTCTATTGTTATCAGAGAGACTTAATTGAAGAACAGATTAAGGAGATTGAGAAAAATGCTGGATAAGATATATGAACATTTAAAGACAAGAAAAAAATACAATACATTACAACTTAAATATGACGTTAAATGTGATGAATTAGAACACAAAGTATTGGAATTAAACACGGAAAAGAAAATCAGAGTAAAACAACAAGACTTATTCAATGAGAGATTACAAGAACTATTAGAAGAGAATTTAAAACTTAAAGAGGAAATCTCAAAGTTAAAACTAAGGAAGGTGAAGAGAAATGAAAAGAAGAACACACCTAGATAGAGTAGAAGAATATATAAAACAAAGAGGTAGCATAACAAGTTGGGAAGCTATCAAAGAGTTTGGAATCACAAGATTAAGTGCAGTGATTTACGATTTAAGAAATCAAAGAGGACTAAACATAAAAACACAATACGAAACAATGAAAAATAGATATGGAGATACAGTATCTTTTGCGAGATACATATTGGAGGGATAATATGAATATTTATGAAAAATTAATGAAGGTTCAACAAGAACTAAAAGCACCAAAAGGACAATATAATAGTTTTGGAAAGTACAAATATAGAAGTTGTGAAGATATTTTAGAGGCAGTAAAACCACTATTAGAGAAGAATAAACTTACATTGACTTTAACTGACACAATAGTACCTGCATCTGAAACAAGATTTTATGTAAAAGCAACAGCAAGATTAATTGATATAGAAAGTGAAGAAATTTCTACTATAGAAAATACAGCATTTGCTAGAGAAGATGCTGAAAAGAAAGGTATGGATGGTTCACAAATAACAGGAACAGCAAGTTCTTATGCAAGAAAATATGCTTTAAATGGTCTTTTCTTAATAGACGATACAAAAGATGCTGATACTGATGAATACCATGAACAAACAAAATCAATTACAAAAGCACAAATAAAGAAACTTGAAGAATTAGTAGATGATATACCAGCTATGTTAAATTATTTCAAAGTTGATAAGATTGAAAACATGAGTTATGAAGCTGCTAAAAGGATAATAGAGAGAAAAGAAAATGGTACTAAGCGAGAAGATAGTTAATACCGAAGAATATGCTGGTACAGTTGACATCATAACTGGAATAGACAACTTTGAGTCCACTTGTACTTACAATGAAGAATGGCACACCTATAGACTAGATGGAAAAATAATACCTAGTGTAACAAGATTATTGGATGATGGAACTTACATAAATGTAGACCCTAAAGTGCTAGAAAGTGCACAAATGAGAGGTACATTAATTCATAAAGAAATAGAGAATTATCTAAAACATCAAGAAATGGGGTATACAGACGAGTTTTATGAGTTTATAAGGATTTATACTACCGATAGTGAAAAGTTCAAGGAGAAGGCAATTTTCGATATAAAAACGTATGCTTCTGCATCACCAAAGAACAGAGAAAAATGTTTAAAGCAAGAAAAGATGTATGCTGAAGCAATTAAATACCTAACTGGAGAAGATATAGAACATTTTTACATGATACATCTACCAAGAGGTAAAAAAGGAAAACTAATAGAATT